GAAGAAGAGCGTCGGCGAAAACTTTCTGAAAAGTTGTTAGCCCTCGCTGAGCTTGAAGGCGTCACTGACTCTCATAGGGCCAGAGGTGCAATCCAGAAGTCTATAAGGAAGAATGAAAGTTCTACTTTAAAAGAACGTGGCGAAGCGAAAACGCCAGCAGCTCCACAACCTTCGACTATGCCGTCTCCATTGGCTACGACGATGAAGAATCCAGGTATACAGCAAGTTTCCCGCCGCCAGGCAAGACGAGCTCGAAAAGCCTTGAATTCTTCAGGAACAATCTCCCAACCACAGAGCCATTAAAGGCTCTGTACAAGGACTTCAACGAAAAGATATTCCCCATAGATTCAGCCAACATTCAGTTAGCTGCTCTTAAGGGTTATTTATCTAAAGTTGAAGCTGTTAGATTTTCCCCTTCAGTCTTAGAATTTAATAAGCTCATGTATGGAAGCTTAAAACAACAAATGGTATTCTCTTTACAAAGAAGTGTTGATTTGGGTGTTAGGTTAACGAATTCCCAGCATTTATTTCCACTATCTGATAAGGTCTGGACAATAGTCTACTCTACTATAGATCCTCAGAAGACCCCAGGCTTGCCTTTTCAGGCGGCTGGAATGTCTCTGAACTCTATGGTTGATGAACTTCTTCTACGTCGTTTACTTGAGCAACGCCTCCATGCGTTGCGCAACACTTCGTATGAGGCTATAAGATCCATGTCTTATCATGAATGTTTTGAGAAAGGTTTGTGTTATCATCCCAAGATATTTACTAAGCGTGAATTCACTAAGAAGGCTAAAATAGCTCGAAACATCTACGCTCACAGCGTGGTGGATAGATTAAGCCTTGCATTGTTATTTCATAATCTGTTAATCTCCATAACTAGTCAATGGTGTGACCCACTATCTGGCTCTAGTATAGGTATTAATTTTGAAGAAGCAAAGGAATTCCACTCAGTCGTCTCTAGTTTCTCTAGTAAGCTAGGCGCTGATGATTGTAAATCCTGGGAGTACACTTTTAGGGAGGAGTTTTATTTGGCCTTCTCTGAAGCAATCATCGAGGCCTTCAAGCCGGATGATGTGACTGCGGATTTGATTTCTAAATCTCTTTTAATCCTCTCAAAACCCCCAGCTGTTGTTTTAATGGATGGTAGCATTATTACCCTGCCACATAGCATCATGACAAGTGGTTGTCTCTTAACTCATATTTTAAACACTATAACTCGTTGCTCCTTAGCCGAGTTGGGTTTTCATGGGTCCCCTTCTCTTTTGGTTACACAGAAGAGTAACGGAGATGATAATGTTGGTGCTTTCACAGAATCCTCCTCGAAATTCCATTGTGATATGGGACTTCTGGTTGAGTCGCAATTCTGTGATGATGGTTCTTTTTCCTTTTGTTCGCGCGTTTTTACGAGTGAAGGCTCGTGTCCCGAGAATATTGATAAAATGACAGCCAATCTTTTACTCAATGAATTTGAGGCTGAGCGATACAATTCTTTTTTAAGAGAAATTGATTCGCACCCAAATAAGGTTGAGATAATCGAGTTGTTGAATTTTGTCCGGGCCGAATGCCAGTAGTTCTCGAGTCTGGCATAAATTTGATAAGATAGATTTAAGTTTGCTTTTTGCTTTTTCATTCCTGTTTTTCTCAATTGTATATATTTTCAATGCTGAAACAGAAGACTCGACGACAACGAAGACCTCAGACAGCCCAGGTCAAAGGAAAGGGTGATTACGCGGTGGCCAATCTAGCCGCGGTTAATGATATAGATAGGCGTCTCGAGAAGATCGAGAAATCCAAATCCAAACCTGCTAAAGGGTTAGGCTCCACTCTAGGTGGGGCGTTAGGCTCTGCGTTTGGACTTGGTGGGCTTGGAAACTCCTTAGGTTCTGCCGTGGATTCTTGGATTGGTGGTGGAGATTATGAGTTAACTTCTAACTCTCTCATACCCAATTTATCTGTAGATTCAAGATCCACTTCTATACCTGTATTCCATAACACCAGGAGAGGAATTCGGATAACCGAAAAGGAGTATCTCGGAGAGGTTACTGGGTCTATTAATTTCTTTAATAAATCCTTCCCTCTGAACGCTACTAACCCTTTGACATTCCCCTGGTTGTCAAGATTCGCACACCAGTTTGAGCAATGGGAACCTCATGGCATCATTTTTGAGTTTAGGACTACGTCCTCAACCTTCAATGGTGCTACCCAGGCTCTTGGTTCAGTGATAATGGCGACGGATTATGATGTAACAGATGCAGCCTATGTCAATAAAGTCGAAATGGCTCAAGCTGATTACAGTAACTCTACAGTTCCTAGTTCATCGGCTTTCCATGGTATTGAGTGTGATTCATCAGAGAGACCGACCAAGGTCTTTTATTGCTCCTCCGGAGCTAACACTCCCTTAGTCATGACAACTTTAGGTAATTTTCAAATAGCCACATTGGGAATGAGTTCGGATAATGTAGTAGTTGGTGAATTATGGGTTAGTTATGATATAACTTTTTATAAGAAGCAACTTTCATTAACTAATAATAGTTCTATACTAGAAATGATCCGATCAGCCCCCACTACGGGTACGCCCTGGGGGACCATTCACACTACGGCTTTCGCTCTCAACGGTATTAGAGCATCGGTAGCCACTACAGTGCTAACAATGACAAATATCATACCAGGTAGTTCTTATCGGTACTATTTGTTTTCTGAAGCAACCACAACAGTCTCTGGAGTGTGTAGTTTGG